AAAGCGTCCATAAATGTACTTAATTCCTCATAAAATACGTTTCTGTAAAATTCAAACTCTAACTCTATTTCGATTTTCTGCGCTTTCGTGCAATATATGCCGATTTTCTGCCGCCGTCCGTATGGCTTGTATGCTGTTCTGTCAGATTTAGCACCCATGACCTTATACATACACTGCCGCAGCAGTTTTATTTCGTGCTTTCCGTTGTAGGAAAATATCGTATATTCATACTCTTCCTTTTGCAGTTCGTCTAAGGAATTTATACCGTTATCCTTAAGCAGCTTTGCAAGTTTCTTTTGCGCTGTCGTTTTCTCGCCGCCTACGCCCCGCTCTGCCAGCGCTTGCAGCTTTTTAATACGCTGTATTGTTTTTTCGTCCATGTATTGCCCTCTCTTCTGTAGCAAAATAGTAGTTGTCTACTATCAGCATTTTTTTACTGAAAAGGCACATAAGCCCCAGCGGTACGGTAATAACCGCTATTGTTATGTCGCCCTCTGTCGCCCATGCCGCCAGCACGGTAACTGCCAGCATTGCAAGCCCGTAGGCTTTCTGCTTAATGAAATACCAGCGGCAGGCTTTCTTTGCCTGCTCCCGCTGCCGCCTCTGCTCTTTTTTCTTTCGCATATCTGCTATGGCATCTGCATAGCCTCTCTGGTATGCGTCCTCTACTATCAATGCCTCTGCTGCCATTCTCTGCCTCTCTTCCTTTCGGCGGCGCTCTCTGTCTTTCCATGTGTGCCGCTCTCCTGTTCTGGCGTTTGGTTTTACCGTGCGGGCTGCTTTTCGCATTAAAAAGCAGCTGAAAACCTGTTGACCGTCCACATACTTTCTGGCTGGTATGACCGCCGCTATTTTTCCACGGTATACAGATTGCAGCTATTAGCCTGCTGCCCTCTGCCGCAGGCTCGCCATGCCTGCTACACAATGTGCCGTGTGGGACTTGAACCCACGACTTGCCGCTTATGAGGCGGCTGCTCTAACCAACTGAACTAACGGCACTCGTGGCGGCTGCTGCCGCCTACTCATTAAATAAAAAGCCTTTTTCTATTAAAAACCTTATCCAGTCGCAGCCCGTTACGTCGTCCCGCTCAATGAATTTGTAAAAGCTCTCTGCGTCCTCTATTCCGTATTTCTTCAAAATGTTTCTTGCGTTCTTTGCTGCTGGCGTAGTAAAAACATTCTCTGCGTAAAATGTAGCCTCTATAGTCCCGTAGCTGTTCTTTCCTGCTGGTGTTCTCATTTCCACTACGACTACATTCTTTTTGCTTTTTCTTCCTACGCCCTTTCTTATTACTACTGCCTCACTGAATAACCAGCCATTCCAGCCGCTACGCATAGGTGCAAACTGTGTGCGTGGCACTTCTACTAAATCGCCTGCCTGCAATTTGTTAAAATCTACTTTTTTCATGTGTCTTACCTCTCTTTTGTTATTCTTGTTTATAACGCCTGCTGCCCTGCTGCTGCCGTGTAGGTTTTCAGTGTGGCGTTGCAGCGTTTGAACTCTCTATAAATTGTGTCCCTATGCGTTCCCAGTGCCTCTGCAATATCACTTACACTGCTGCCCTGCTTACTCATAGCCTCTATGGTCTGCCTGTCCTCATAATGCAGACGTTTATACTTTCGTTTCGCCATGTTCTATGCTCCTTTCCGTCCTCATTCGCTTTTTATGGTAAAAAAAATAAGCGTGTCAGAGTTTTTACACTCTGCACGCTCTTCTTTTCTGCTGTTTCCTATAAAAAAAGAAAATCGGCAGAGGCTTTATAACCTCTTGTCGATTTTCATTCTAAAACTTATCACTTTTCTCCATTTCCTGGATTTTCCGGATCCTGTATGAACAGCGGAAACTCACTGTCCAGTCCCGGAACCGGACAGCCGGACAAGGCGGCGGCCTGGATCAAACGCTCCCCCAAGCCGCCCCTTATCCGTTCTCACATATTACTTTCCCACTCGCTCCAGCTTTACCACACACTCGCAGTGTCCCCCCATCGGAAACATATCCACTGGCCGCACACGCGTTGCCCGGTAGCCGTTTTCCTCCAGGAACTTCACATCCCTGGCCAGGGTCGCCGAATCGCAGCTCACATAGACCACCCGCTCCGGAGCCATCTTAAGGATCGTTTCCAGGCACACCGGATCGCAGCCCTTCCTTGGCGGGTCCACCACAATCACGTCCGCATGGACATGGTTCCTTTCATACTGCTCCGGCAGCACCTCCTCGGCCTTGCCGACGAAAAATTCCACATTTTCGATGCCGTTTCTCCTGGCATTCTCCCTGGCGTCCTCA